AGGACGCTTTGAAGGCAGAGGATTTTGTTAGAGGCAAGGTCGATTTCGTCAAGGAGCAAGATTGCACCTCGTTCGAGTGCTTCGATAACGGGTCCGTTATGCCATACTGTGGCACCATTAACAAGACGGAAACCGCCAATAAGATCATCTTCATCTGTTTCAATAGTGATGTTTACACGAATTATTTCTCTCTTAAGTTGAGCACAAGCTTGTTCTACAGAGAATGTTTTACCATTACCAGATAATCCAGTAATGAATGTTGGATAGAATTGCTTTGATTGTATAATCTTTTTGATGTCTGGGAAAGGACCAAACTTAACAAAAGTACTGTCATTATCTGGAACAAGACTTCTTTCTGCATCAGGGACAACTGCAGGAGCAGCAAAAGTTGCTTCAAGATTTTCTTTCTTCTCTTTAACGGTAAGATTCCATCTACCTTTAGATACTTTGAATTCTTTTATCTTTTTACAAACTGTTGGATATCCAATATCATTCATTGCACAGAATGCTTTGATATCAGCAGAAGTTAGTTCGTTTCCGTATGCGTTTCTAAGTCCATCAATTGCTTGATCTTTAGTCATTTTAAGTTGGAATTGTGCGGGTGTCGCCATGATGTATGTATGTAACTATTATTATAATACACAAAAAAACACCCCTTGTGTAGGGGGTGTGTGACAGTTTGTTAATTGGTTTTTTATTGTCCCATCTTCTCTAATAATTGCTCTATCAAAACATCTTTGCTTCTTCTTCGGTCTAACTCAATACCTATTGTACGACCAAATTTTTCTAACTCAAGTTTTGACATAGAACTAAAATCTAATGAGATCTCTCCATCTACCTCAGTTTCTATGGGTTCTACTACTGGTTCTACTGATGAAGGTGCTGTATCAACAGGTGCCACCTCTGGAGATACGATTGTAGTATCTCCTCCTATTAAATCCCCGAATCTACTCATTGCTCTAACTTAATTATTTCAACAGTATTTATTCAAGCAATAAGTTCTATAAATTCCCCTAGGACTTTTTTGTTCATCTTTTTACCTTTTAGACTTTTAGTAAAGGCAGATTTGATTTGTGCTTTAGTCGCATCTTCCTTAACTTCAAACTCAGCATCATTAGCAAGTGCTGATGAAGATAATGCAAAATACTTGTTATAGCCTGCATCTGAGATAGTACAACTTTTTGTTTTCTTCCAATCTTTCATTGCTTTATCAAATGCAGTACCAAATGCACCAACATAGCGACGAATGAAATAACCATGCTCTCTACTATCAAGAATACGAATACCTATAAAGTTAGTATCAGGAAATCTATTTCTTAGATGTCTTAGTATAACTTCAGTAAATGATTTGTAATCTGATTCTACAGGATAACTATGTCCTGTCTTACGATCTCTTACATAGCAATTATCATGTACATGTCTTGTACCCATATAAGGTTTTTCTTCCCAATCTCTTTGTACTTCGCGATGGTATGATAATGGATGTGCCTCTCCATCAGTAAGAATAACACATTGAACTTTCTCAACTCCATTTTCTTTTTGAAATTTTGGAATAATAGAATTGAATGCAATTAATGATTCGTTTAAGGGTGTTCCTGATAATCCCATTGCATAAGGAGTTCTAACTGGATAGTTGTAATCAAATGATCTGTAAGCAAAGGTGTAAGCAATACGGAATAAACTTTTGATTTGCTTATCTAACTCTTTTGTTTTTACCTTACTTGAAAGTAAATTCATTAAACAGAATCCATCATCTATTTGAAATACTCCTTCTCTCTTTTCATAGACTTTTGGATCTGGTCTACGAGTACCATATTCTCCACAAACTTCTTGTCCAAATACTTCTTCTCTGTATTGATGAATAGGAAATGAATTAGTGAAAGCATATACTTGAAAAGGTATATTAACTTTTTTACAAAACCATATTAGATTTAGTAATTGCTTTACTGTGTCCATCATTACATGAGACATTGAACCAGACCAATCTAAAAGAAATATTAGACCATGATTTTTACCTTCTGGTAAAGTTGTAATTTTTTTGAATAGGTCTTCGTTATACTTGTAAGTATGAAGTTTAGTACAATCAAGAACTCCAGTTCTAGATGTGGTAGCACGAGCATATGCAGATGCAGATTTCTTACACTCAAACTCTTTAACAAGATAACTTACTTCTTTTGCAGCATTTCTTTTGAACTGAACAAAATCAGAATCTACTTTCTCAAACAATGGTCTAGAAGGTCTTAAACCATTTATTTCATTTTTATATGATCTTTCTTGATGTTCTGATTCTTGTCTGATCCAATCTGCATCTATCATGTTATGAAGATACTCATTTGCAACAACTAACTTCTCATCATCTACCTTTGGCATTTCAACGTAAACACTCTCTTGTCCTGATGCCATGTTTGATAACTTTTTCATTGCTTCTTCAAATGCTTCAACAGTATCTAACTCTAACTCAGAATTACCACCTTCCATTCCTGCCCATGCTTCATCCATCTCTCCCTGATCCCAAGGTTGATTTGGATCTATGATATGTTGATCAGGTGTCTGTTCAAGTTCTTCTTTGTTCTCGTTATCTCCTTCTTGTGCTTCTCCCTTTCCTTCAGATAGATCTTCTCCTTCTGGAAAATCTGGTGCTTCAAATGAACCAGAACCACTGTCATCAGACTTACCATCAAATCCTAAATCATTAGCGTTTATCTTTAGTTCTAATTCTTCTTTCTCTTTTGCATCTTGAAGTTCTTTGCAATAATCATATAAAATTTTTGATGCTTTCAATACATCATCAAAAGATTCTGTAGCATTTATAATAGAAACAATTTCATTTTCTCTATCATTTAAGAAAGGTACATCAACAAAATTACCAATCTTGAAATGTAAGTTTATTCTATCAGCAAAACCCATTTCTTCAAGATTATCAGGATCGATAGAAAAGAAATTATCATCATTCAACTCTTGATATCCATAGTAAAAAGACTTAGAAAGTCCTGCATATCTACGCTTCATTAACTTCTCAATACGAACATCTTCAGTGATGTTAACAAAACTTGGTGGTATTTCATACTTCTTCCACCACTCTTCATCAGGTGTGTATAGAGCATGTCCTACTTCATGTCCAACAAGCATATCATACACGGTATTACTTGCTTTGTCCCATAGAGGAAGTGTTAGAACACGAGAGGAGACATTAAAATATGCGGTCTCTACTTTCTTATGCTCTACAATAAGATCTTCTGTAGCAAGTAACTTTGCTAGTTGAGATTTGATTTCGTGTTGAACTGTCATGTGTGTTTTTATCTGATATATCCATAATAACAACGAAACCGCCCCTTGGGACGGTCAATGTGACACTTTTTTAACTGTCTTACTCTTGCCCTAGCTTGTCGCATTGCTTGGGGTTTGAGCGTTCGCTTTTGCTCTTTCTTAGAGTGGTGTTGCCAATTTGGAACTTTCATTGTTCTTAGGAGGTTCTTAAGATATTTTACGGGAAAATCCCTTAACTTTGTCAAACTTTATGACACTTTCAAATTTGTCTAACAAGTCTGTCTTATGTGATATAACAAAAATATTCGCATCTTTAATTATATAGCGAATTATCTTCAAAAATTCTTCTGTTCCAAAACCATCTAACGAACTATCAAATACTTCATCCATGATTAGTAGATTAGTATTAACAGAGTTTTTAACTCTAGCAACCTCTCTCCAAGTGAAAAGTAATGCTAGATCAATTCTCATTTTCTCTCCTTCACTAAACGAAGCATAAGAAAAGTCTTCATGGATAGGAGATTGTACTGTTTCCTTAAACTCCTCATCAAGAGTAAAATTGATGTAGAAGTCCATCATTTGTAGATAACGATTTATTTGCTGATTTATAAAGGGAAGATATTTTTTAATTATCTTCGTCTTTACTCCATCATCTCTTAATAGAGAATATGCAAAATCATAGTAAGTTATCTCTTGTTTTTTATCAGCTAGATTCTTGAAAGTAATTTCAAGATTTTCTTTAAACTCTGTTAGTTTCTCATGTTCAGTATTTCTATTTTTAGATTGCTCGGTAATTCTTTGAATTTCAGATTCCAGATCTCGGATTTGTCGTTGGAATCCAGATATCCTAGTATTGTTTTGAGAAATGCCATTGTTGAGTTTAGTAATCTCCTTTGATAGTTTAGTGAAGAGACGTTCTC